ATTCCAAAAAGTGGGGGGTGGGGGTCCGAGTTCGTGGCTGGTAAACTTTACATTAACCGCTAAATGAGTCAACATGTCTCTAACATAGCAATTAAGCTATGTATTTATGAAAGGATATAGTATGTCTACATTTAAACTAGAAGTAGGTGGTAACTGTGCTAACGGTGCAAGAGTAGTAGCATTGTACTGTGGGTTGTATGAAGGTGTTGTACTTGCTGACTATCATGGTGAGTATGTAACATGGGTATTCAATACCGACAGTCAGGATGTTACCAATCACGGTAACTATTTCCGAGATACCTATGAGAATGCATGGGAAGAAGCACGTGCAGACTTCCTTCAACGAGTAGCGAAGTATATCTAAACCAACGGGGGCGCAAGCCCCCACAACTAAAGGAGAAGTATATGAAAACAAGACCAATGAAAGAAGTAGTAAAGTTTCAATTAGAGTTCATGTTAATGATGAACATGTGTGGTAGACGTGAGAAGGCAGAGGAGATGTTGCTTCGCTTACTCAAAACCATAGATATGATAGAAGGTGACTATGCACCACAGCAGTTAGAGTTAGATTTTCAATAGCGTAGTTGGGGTTGGGGAGCCACGCGGCTCCCTGATCTTTTGATACCAGTTACTGTCGTCGCGGTTGTATCGTGCGCGTGTTCACGCAAGGTATCTATTTAGCTTAATTGGTTAGTCAATTACTTTACATTAAATGCATGGTATCTTATAGTTTCATTCATGCGCAACATCATCTAGTTATAGGCATATAACATTTTAAAAAAGAAAGGTTCTAAACACGTTATGAATACATTAAACGTAAAACAGTTTGGTTATAAATTTGCAACATCAGGTGACAACACAAAAGCGTTAGCGCGTGAATTTCACAGTGCTTATCCTAATTTTCCTGATAACGTATCAGATGAAATTAAAGCTGATTTGGATAGCGGTTCATTCTTACGTTATGCTGAAAATAATGCTTCAAAAGAAGGTTACTACGTTTTAGACGGTTCAGCTTATAAGCAAGTAGACAAGGCTGAATTTGATAAGTTTAAAGCGGATAAGTATCACTTAACGGTTGCCAATGCAACAGGCTTAACAGGCCAAGCGTTCGGTGCGCTTAAGACAAAAAATCCAGCGCTTCATGCGTTACTTAAGGATTTGCGAAAAGGTGCACTAGAATATGCTAGAGCTAAGATTAATGCGTTAGCTTCTGAAATAAACCGTATTAAGAATGAAGGCAAGGTTCGCGAACGTGGCGCCACAAAAGCTTTTGCTGAAACTCTTAATGAATTTTTTGACGCGTTGCCTAAAAAAGCTAAGAACGCTTTAGCACGTGGCGACGATACTGTTGATGAAGCTAAGCTTAAACTAGCTGTGGCTAAATTCAAAACTGAGTATTTTGGTAACTATAAAGCTAAAGTTCAACAATAACATTGAGGGCCCTTCGGGGCCCTTTTTTTTGTCCTACGTTTTTGATACCAGTTATTTATCGCGCGAGTGTACATCATCAGAACCTATCCCATAAGATATTCTTAACCCATGCCAATGCGTAGTATGCGTAGTTTATTCACCAAGTTTATTTGATACCAGTTATCGTCGTCGAGGGCGTGTGCGTGGGAATGCTTTTTTAGAGCTTTGTCATCTATGAGTTTAATTAGCGTAATTGGTTATTCAATGTTGTTACATATCTTAGTTGATACATGGTTGATGAGTTTAAACAATGATAGATTTTGTTCCACTTTGTGTTCCAACTTGTTCCACTTTAAAAAAAGTTAAGTGTTTGATTATTAAGGAATGTTCCATTGTTCCACCGATTTTGAAGTATACCCCCCCTTTTTCAAGTTTACGAGGTTAAGACTCGGTTTTTCCCTTTGCAATCCTAAAAACACAAATTTATCCCAGACGCCCTATATTCTGCAAAACAAGTGGAACAAGTGGAACAACTACTACTACTACTATAAAAATATAATAATAATAATAATAAAAACAACAACTTAACTAAACACACATTGGCAAAACCTGTTCCTATTAGTAAAGTTACAGAAGTGGAACAACATGGAACAAGTGGAACAACTTGGGGGCAACCGAACCCCCACTTGGAACAACATAGGTAAATAAAAAAGTTACATAAACGCTATGTTTATATGTCAAGTTAAGGTATAATGGTAATTAAGTGGTAAGAGAAATTATTTGGCGACACTATTTTATACCATGAGTCAGCAAGTTTATGTAAAGCAAGTGATGTACCAATTATGTTAATTAACTATACAGGAGGCAGTATGGACAAAAACACAAGCATAGATAGTAACGGATATTACATGGGCGACGACTTAACGCCTGAACAAGAACAACACAACCTAGACCTAGACAAGCAAATAGGAGGCAGTATGAAAGACGATATTATGGGAATTTTGCTTGAGCTAGAAGAAACAAAGTATGAACTGATGCATGTGTTAGCAGGTTTAGGTGGTAGTGATTACGACCAATCATTAGTGGTTAGATTAAACCATATCGTAGTAGACTTAGAAAAACTTTACAAAAAACAAGCAGACCATGAAGGAGTAGAACTATGAACAACTATGACAGAGAGATTTATATGAGTGAGTATGTAACGATACCGAAAAGCAGACTCAGACGACTTATTATTACCGAGGTTGTAGCATGGGGTATTGCAGGGTTTATTCTGTTAGTAAGTATCATTCATTAAATAAAACTATGAAAGGCAAGGTATAGCATGGAATATAAAAATCTATGTGTTAAGTGTGGTGACCATGTGATACAGGGTCGGTGGCTACTCGGTTTCAACACTTGCCTAAAGTGTGGCGAGGTTGTGGCTAAAGAAACTAAACATACAATAGCACCAATGCACAAGAGTAATTATGTAGTTATCACAAACCGAGACGACTTAAAAGGTCTCAATAACAAAGGAGGGTTAGTACGATGAAAAGGATAGCAAATAACAAAGCAAGAGCATATGTAGAAAAGCTAGAGGAGTTTCAAGGTAGTAATATGCTTGGTAAGTGGTTAAAACAGGGTAATGGTAGGGACTATGACAACGAGTTATATGTAGTGTATAGTTATGGGTCTCACTTTCCGATGTATGTCTATGATGATAAAGAGCGTAAGTGGTTAGGCAATTCTGATAAGTACTCACGCAGTACAACACGCCAACAATCACAGGCAAGACCAAGTGATGTAGATATATGGTATAACACCGAGCAATTAAAAGAAGTGATATGGCATGGTGGCTTGGTTGAGTCAGTCATGGCGAGGGCATCAACATGAAAGCATACTTAGTAAGAATAGAGGAACGGATTACCTATGAGGTAGAAGTGATGGCTCACGATGCTAAAGACGCAGAAGTAGAGGCATATAGACATCCTGAGAAGTGGCAAGAACAGACAGGGATTTTAAAATTGATTGACATTAAACAAGGAGGCAATTATGAGTACCAAGATAATTAAGTATATTGTAGTAGCAGAGATAGGTGTACCTGAGGACAGAGTGAATGAGATATTATCGTGGCAAGGTAGGGAATGGGATAATGGTTTCACACCTGAGAACTATGTAGAGTCTGTTATTAAAGACCATGTGCAAGACAGAGGTATGCTATGCAAGATAGATGCAAACCAAGCAGAGGTGTATAACGATGTTAAAGAGTACACCTATAAAGTCATTACACAAAAAGCCGTAGAGGAATTGGAGGCAGAAATACTTGACTCTAAACAATGTATAGGTGGCAGTTGTGAAGACTAGAGCAGAGTTAGTAGAGGGACTATCAAGGTTGCAGATGGAAAGGCTAGAGTCTGTAAGTGCAGAAGACGAGTACTTAAAAAAGAAGTATTGGTACTATCACGATAAGAACGCCAAGCTATCTACAATGAAGTTAAAGAATAGACTAGCTAGAGAAGTGTATTGGAAAGTAAGAAGTAGTAGAGTTTAGTTAGCGTAAGTTTATTATCAATTATATTAATTAAGGAGGACAACATGGCACGAGTAAATAAACACGAGATGATGGTGCGTAACATTGTCGCATGGATTAAAGATGAGTTGAAGTATGACTCGTTAGTAGTGAATGGACATGAGGAAATGACAGACGGCTCAGACGATATAGTCGCAGGCAGGTACGAGGTCTGTCGTGATTTGTTGCATTACATTAGGTCATTACAAGGTGAGCAACATGATAACCTAGATAGTGGGGTGTAGTATGGGCAAAGTTAAAGAATGGTTAATCAAACAACAGGAGGCAGGTATGGAACAAGACGAGATAGATGCGATGTGGCATCAGAAACAATTAGAGGAACAACAAAGTGAATTACTAAGGGTAGCTAGGGAACGGAACTTGTTTGAACAACGAGCCTTGCTAGACGCTATCGCCTATGGTAATCATATATCACAGGAAAGGAAAAGATAATGGGCTATCGTAGTGATGTAGGATACAAGATTAAATTTGATAAGGAGTTAGAGTGGTTACCAAGTATCCCTGTTGAGGCGAGAACAATAACATCTAAAGACTTATTCAATACATTCTTAGCTGAGGCTAAATCAAGAGAGGATACGAAGTTATGTTTTGAAGATGATGACGGCGTGTTTAAAATTGATGAGGATAATCTCGCTATTAGTTTCTTTGCAAGTGGTGTGAAGTGGTATGAAAGTTATCCCGATGTGGATTGCCATGAGTCACTACTCAACCTTGCGAATGAATGGATATATCAACATGAGGATGATGAGAGATTTTACTCGCCTGTCCGTTGGGGTTTCTGTCGCATAGGTGAAGAGAATGATGACCTAGAGGAAAGAAATAACAACGAGGGCTATGACTTGATATATATAACTAAGTCCATAGAGTTCGCATAAAAAAGTTGTGTATCCATTATGTTTATATGTAAAGTTATAGTATAATTATATTATAGTGGATAGATAATCTAAAGTAGCGAGTAAGTTAGTTAGTGTAAGTGATGTATCAATTTTATTATTTAATTTATATGAAAGGAATTTGAAATGGAAACACTTAATTTTGAAATGCAACAACCTAATCATATTATATCTTTAGCGACATCAGCAATACTTGTTAGCGTAGATGTGAATGTGTGGTCAGCAACAAAGCAAGACAGAACAATATCAGATGAGGTGACTCATGCCAAAAAAGCAGATAGTAGTGCAGGCAGATTTGTTAAGAATTTATTAGCAGATGATTTGTTTCATAAGAGGGTAAGTAACTATCGCCAAACTATTTATAATTGGTTGAAACGCAGTACCTTTAGGTGGAACAATAGCCAAGACCTATTGCCTGTTATCAACTTAGAAAAATTTAAAAAAGAATTTAGCGAACACGAACAGGAATTTAATCGGTTACTAGATAGTTTTATTAACAACTATCAAAGTATTGTTAGTAACATGGCGTTCAAGCAAGGCGATATGTTTAATGCCGATGACTATCCAAATGCGAATGAGGTAAGAGATAAATTTGGGATAAAACTTTATGTGAGTGAAGTACCGAGCCATGACTGGCGATGCCAAATTAGCCAAGACATAGCCACAGATTTAAAGAGTCAGTATGAGAGCCAAGCTGAGAGCATTATAACTGGTATCCTAAATCAACAAGTGGAACGATTAACAGAAGTCATGGAAAGCATATCGCATTGTTGTGGTGTGACAGAAGTTAAGGGAAGTGATGAGTCAATTATGAAAACTAAGAAACGCAAGATATATGACTCAACGATTGAAAAGGCTAAAGAATTATGCGAAACATTTAAACAATTCAAACCGATAGACAATGAAGTAAGTCGTCGATTGAGTGAGGCAGTAAGTAGTTTAGAGGCAACATTGAGTGGTGTTGATACAGAAACTTTAAGGGAGTCTGATGCAGTACGAGATAAAGTTAAAGATAATGTTGATGACATCTTGAGTAAATTTAAATTATGAAAGGAATAGTATGCACTATCTAGCATTAGCAATAGGTTTTGTGTGTGGTTTTTTATGTGCTAAGACAATAGAAATCGTAGAACATATACGCATGACAAGACGACTTAAACAAATGTCAGAGCATCAAAGAAATAAAATTATTAAAGCAACGGCAGAAAGTATTTTAAAACAAACTAACGAAAGGAAATAATTATTATGAATATCAATACATTTGCAAACATTAGCATTGACGGACTAAGAAAACTTATACCAACCATAGGTACGGAACTCACGCCTGTTGTGCAATCTGAGCCAGGTTGTGGTAAGACATCATTACTCAAGATGTTGGAGGAAGACTTAGGCGATGGCTATGATTATATCTATGTAGATTGTCCTGTAAAAGATATGTCAGACATAGCGATGACTATACCGAACCATGCAACCAAGTCATTAGAAAGTTATGTGGGTAGTTTGTTTAAACTTGATAGCCCTAAACCTAAAGTCATATTGCTAGACGAGTTTATGAAATCACCGAAACTATTGCAAGTCATCTTTACGAGACTGATGTTAGAGAGATGTGTAGGCGATACCCCATTACCTCAAGGTAGTATAGTCTTTGCAACAAGTAATAATGCGAGTGACGGAGTGGGTGATAGTATGTTGGCTCATGCAGGCAATCGTGTATGTATAGTGAAAATGCAGAAACCCGACGCAGAGTCATGGTTGAAGTGGGCAGGCGACAATGGAATTAATCCGTTAATCAGAGCCTTTGTGCATATGTTCCCTAGATGTTTGGCTAGTTATTTAGATGGTGGGCAAGAGGATAACCCATATATCTTTAATCCAAGTAAGCCTATGTTATCGTTTGCATCACCTCGTTCAATGGCTAAGGCATCAGTCATCGTGGATAACAAAGAGGTACTAGGCGAGGAAGTCGTACTATCGGCATTGGCAGGTACAGTAGGTGCTAGTGTTGCAGGCGACATGAGTGCATATCTTAGAATGGAAAAGGAATTACCAACGCTAAAGAGTATCTTAGCTAATCCAACTGAGGTTAAGATACCAACTGAGACTGCTGCCTTACTGATGTTAATGTTTCAAGCGACAGACTCATTGGAAAACCAAGAGCAATTATCCAAGTTTATGCAATTTGTAAATAGGTTAGAGTCAAGCGAGATGCAAGCCGTATTCTTTACGATGTTATGTCGTAGTAAGAAAGGTATGCCATTGGCTCGTAACAATGCAGAGATAGCTAAGTGGGCAACTAACAATCACGAACTATTCTAGGAGTTATTATTATGAATGAAGAAACAAGGTTAAAGAAAGCTCATGTAGCATTGATGAAACACCCTGAGACTGCACTATACTCAGGCGTCATACTCATGGGCGAGAATAGCATCATTGAAGAAAAGACTACTGCATATACTGATGGTCGCAATAAAAAGTATGGTCGTGATTTTATATCTAAACTGACAGATGCAGAACTACGAGGTTTGATATTACATGAGAACCTTCATGTAGCATTGAAACATATCCCTAGATTTAAAAAAGAATTTAAGGATAACCCTATGCTCGTCAATGCATCAGCAGATTATGTTGTGAATGATGTCATCATGAACTTACAGGACAAACATTTTTGTAGTTTACCTCAAGGTGGATTGTATGACGCTAAGTATCACAACTGGTCGGTGCGTGAAGTCTATGATGATTTGAAGAAACAACAAGAGCAAGATAAAAAAAGTGGTAAGTCAATTACGAAATTTAATTCTCTTGATGAACATGACTTTGAGGCAGGCGAGGGTATGTCTGATGAAGATGTCAAGGAGTTAGAGGGTAAGATTGATAGAGCCTTGCGTGAGGGTGGTATCCTCGCAGGTCGCATGGGTAGTAAGATGCCTCGTGCTATTGAAGACTTACTTACACCAAAGGTTAATTGGCGTGATGTATTAAAAGAGTTTGTATCGAATGCTATCAAAGGTGCAGACGAATATACATGGCGACGATTTAACAAACGACTCATGGCTAATGATTTGTATATGCCAAGTCTTGAGAATGAAAGTGTAGGCGAACTTATTGTGGCTATTGATACATCGGGTTCAATAGGTAGCGTAGAGATTACGGAGTTTGCGTCAGAACTGGTATCTATCTGTGATGTCGTTACGCCAAGTCAAGTCAGAGTTTTATGGTGGGACACAGAAGTGCATGGTGAACAAATCTTTACACCGAGCAACTATGCCAACATCAGAGAAATACTTAAACCACAAGGTGGTGGGGGTACTCATGTATCCTGTGTGGGTGAGTATATCAATGAGAAAAAGATACAAGCCGAGGCAACGATTATATTTACAGACGGATATGTGGAGTCAGATATTCAATGGAACATACAATCACCAACACTTTGGCTAGTGACGCAGGCTAGGGACTTCATTCCACCAACAGGCAAGGTGATTAGAAAGGAGGACTAGATGGGTTGGTTTGAAGTTAATAAAGACGAGGATTATGATATGTCGACATACTCAGATATGTACACAGATGAGGACTTAGATGAACACGCTGTGATACAAGGTAGTATTGTATTTAAAGAACTATTGGAGGTAGCGATGATAGAGAATTATATCGATGATGAAATGATTAAGAAACGCATATGGTTACTTAGAAAATTGCCTATGACTATCACGCATGGCGATATAAGTTTTTATATGAACAAAGCTACTGATGAAGAAATAAATAAATTGGTAGTAGAACGAACTATGGAGTTATCAAATGAGTAAACAAAAAGAAATTATAGTAAGTAATGTCATTGTGAGAGGCTATGTTAAACATACCAACGGAAGAAAAACAATGTTTGAGTTTAACAAGCACGACTTTGAACCGAAGTCATTAGAGAAAATCTTTGAGGAACTAGGGAGGAAATACCAATGAGGGGTTTTACGAAAGGTTATATCAATACATTAGCAATATATAGAAAAGCAAGACTAGCAAAACAGAAAAAACATAAACTTAAATTTAGACGAAAGGAAATTTAATATGAATCACTATTTTAAATACGAATGGCTTGCAGAAATCGCAGACAAAGTTAAGCCCTTTAGAGGGACTAACCGATACCCTATTGAGAATAGGCGTCATACTTATAAGTATTTTACCATAGATACTGACACCGACGGACAACGAGTATTTAATATTGGGTACTATCATTACCATGAAAAAGAGATGTTTACTAAGGAACAATATGAAGACATAATTAAAAATATAAAATCTAAGTCTGAGATAAATAAATATAATGAAGAAACTACATGGGATGAATTTAATAGACAATATGTGCGTGCAGGCAAATTCTATAAGTATATTAAAAAGGATAGGATATTAGCCAAAGTCCGAGCCGATAATACGATTGAATTTACTGAAACAGATTACGGACAAGGTGATAGACATTTTCTATCGGGTGATGGTTGGCGAAATACTGGGTATGTAGCTACAAGTGTTAGACATGGTGGCACGACATACTTTGTTACAGGCACTCGGAGGCGTGAGGGTATGCCTGTCTTTAAAGGTATGAGATTTAATATGGATACTAGGGAACTACACCCCGATAGTAAATATGTTATTAGAAGACGAGTGGTTAATCGTAGTAAAGTTAAAGAGGCATTTAAAAAATATGAACAACCATTCAATCTAGCTAAAACCATGCTAGGTGCGATGACATATGAAGTATTAAGCGAGGATATTAATAATGTAATCGTAGAGTATTTCGGAGGTGAATTTAAACAAAATAACTATCTTGGGCATGATGATAGACAGAAAGCTATAAGTATTGCAGATAGTATTTTATTAGAGAAACCATTAGATGCTATCTATTTATATATTAAAAGTATAGGTATTAGATTTTGGCAGAATGATAAACCTATTGATGCATTTCATCGTGTATATCATAGACTTAAAAAACATTTATATTATGTGAATGATACATTTGACTATGAGGAGTATACTACTACCGACGCATTACCATCATCTAGTTGGGATATGGATTTAATTGTGAATGGAAAGATTATTAAACGATAGGAGTCGTATGATACCAAACAAAGTTATGGAGTCAGTTAATTATGAACCCATGCCTCACGATACTTTAAAAGACCATTGGCGTGTTGTCATGGTTAGAAATTATGAGAACTACACAGTATATGTAGATAGAGGATATACACGAACCTTTAAAGATACTACGCTACCTATATTTGTTAAGATGAAAATATCATTTATGAGTAGCGAAGAACCTTTATATCAATCTGACATGATGCCTCTGTATCCTAATATATTTATATACAATGGTAAAATATCCGACCTAGCAAACATAGGTTGGCGTGTAACTAATAATGTAAATGTATTGGTCTTACATACTAATGATTTAAATAGTATAAGAGGTGAGTCAATTACGGAGAATAAGAATGACACCCGAAGTAAAAGTAAAAAACAAAGTAAAGAAAATCCTAGACAATCTGGGTTGCTATCATTTCTCACCTTTAACTGGAGGCTATGGTAAGAGTGGAGTACCCGACATCATCGCCTGCTACAAAGGCAGGTTCATCGGTATAGAATGTAAGGCAGGAAAGGGCGTATTAACTGCGTTGCAAAAATACAACATCGAGCAAATAAAAACGGCAGGGGGCTTGGCAATCATGGTAAATGAAGGTAATATGGAGGAATTATTAACTCTGTTAAAGGAGGCAGTATGACAGATAATAAAGTAGATATGGTAAATCACCCACCACATTACACATCGGGTGGTATCGAAACAATAGATTATATAAAAGCCAAGATGTCAGCAGAGGAATACATAGGCTACATCAGAGGTAACATTCTTAAATACACAAGCCGAATTGGTCTTAAAGGTAATCCTGTAGAAGATGCAGGTAAGATAGTTTGGTATGCCACAGAACTTCAAAAATTTCTATCCAATAAATAAATAACTGGTATCACTTTAAATAGGAGGTCAGTATGATTGACCAAGCATTGGCGTGTCTAGCTACAACCATTTTTATGGAGTCAGCAACCGAACCCTCACAAGCTCAAATTGCAGTAGGCTATGTACTTATGAGGCGAGCAGACTTTAACCCTAAAAATATTTGTTATGAAATGAAAAAGCCTTATCAGTTTTCATGGTATGGTTACAAACAACCTCCGTCGCAGTTGGATAACTATTATTTAAATATGGCATGGCGTATAATGCATAAACTTGAACCCGACTATAGTTATGGTGCGACAAATTTCCATGATACAAGTATTAAAAATCCATGGAAGATGAAACCAATAGTACAATGGGCTCACATAATATTTTATAAACAAGAGGAGAAGAAGTATGCAAGCATCTAACGAACCTAGTGCTTGGTTGCTAGAAGAATTTAATCACGAGGGAGCATTGATATGGTGCTCCTTAATGCTTTCTAGACCAACAGATTTACAATGGTTTAGAGATTTACCATCAAAGAAACATCACATCGTTTTAACACCTTTATTTAAAGATGGAACCAAAGCAGAAAAACTAGATGGTGTAAAAAGTTATAAAGAGTCTACAAGAAAATTGATTGAGGCTAATGTAGGGTTATGAGTTTACCATTTACCCATGCTGTATTAGATGACGAAGGCGAAGTCGTAAGAAAATATCGTTGGAGTCGTAAAGAGGCAAAGTGGTTTACAGATAACAACAAAGATGTTATAGTGGTTGAACTTCCTAAAGAAAAGGTAAAACCCTTTAACACCGATGATTACGAGCCATGCTTATTCTAACGATTTTTCTAAAGGCAAAGATGCTGAAAGACGATTCGCTACACACTTGCTTGATTTTACTTGGGCTACAACTGAACAAGATATAAAAGAACATTGGGATATTAAGGGTGTATTGCCTATATTGGGTGATACGCCTTTTAAATTTGATGTCAAGGCTTTAAAGAAAATAAATAGATTTGATAGTTACTCTCAAGATGATAGCACTTGGATTGAGGGGACTAATGTAAGAGGAGATAAAGGGTGGATTAAAGGCGATGCTGACTATATAGTATTTGAAAGACACAATGGTTGGTTAGTTATAGACAGAGAATTACTTTATCGATGGGTAGTAAAAAAGATAAAACAAAACGGAGTTAAAGAAGGTAAAGGACTCTATGAAATATACACACGATTTGGTAGACAAGATAAACTAACACTTATTAATTTTAACGATTTAGACATAGAGTATATAACAATAACATGAGAGCATATCAAAGACTTACCGATGAAGAAATAATCCAACGAGTCCATGATTACATGGAAAAATATCCAAACGCAGGTCGCAACAAAATTATTCTCAACGCTACTGGTTGTGCCGAACGGGTACGCAAACTAGAAAGCGAAGGCAGAATTACATTACCTAAACCCTTACCACTCGGTAGTAAAAGTAATTGGGCTAAGTATTTCACTATGGATAGACGAGAAACAAACGCTATAAAGAAAGCTATACAACATGGTAAATGATGAAGCCGATGTAGCCAATGACTATATGCAACAGATGATAGATGTTGGTGTTAGTAATGCAGGCAAGAATATAAAGAAACCTTCTAACCAAACAGGAAAATGTTTATGGTGTGAAGAACCTATGAAAGACGATAGACGATGGTGCTCAACCGAGTGCCGAGATGAGTTTGCGAAATACGCAAAAATAAAATAACAATTTGTACAAAGTGCAAAACAAGGATATATGGATTTAATTACATTAGACTTTGAAACATTCTACGATACAGGCTTTAGCCTATCGGGATTAACAACAGAGGAATACATTAGAGATGAAAGATTTCAAGTCATCGGCGTTGGTATTAAAAAGAACGAGGAGGCTACTCGTTGGGTTACGGGTACTCACCAAGAAATTAAAGAAGAACTTGATAAGATTGACTGGAAGTCCTCTGCGTTGCTTTGCCATAACACTCAGTTTGATGGTGGTATCTTATCTTTTGTTTTCAATATCGTTCCTAGTCTTTACTTCGATACTCTCGGTATGGCTCGTGCTATTCATGGCGTGGATGCAGGAGGAAGCTTAGCCGCCCTTGTAGAAAGATATAATTTAGGGAAGAAAGGCACAGAAGTTATAGATGCTAAAGGTAAGCGTCGTGAAGACTTCAATGCTTATGACCTAGAAAAATATGGTAGTTATTGTATTAACGATGTGGAATTAACACTCAAGCTATTTAAAGTCTTATCAGATAAATTTACAGAGAATGAAATTAGGTTAATTGATATTACACTTAGAATGTATACAGAACCTTCACTACATTTAGACGATGCACTTTTAAGTGAGAGGCTAGACGAGATTGAAAAAGAAAAGTCAGAAGTCTTGAGTGCATTAATGAATAGATTAAAATGCGATACCGAAGAAGATGTTAGAAAGAAATTAGCATCTAATAAACAATTCGCAGAACTACTAACCGAACTCGGCGTGACAGTCCCTTTAAAGATAAGCCCTACAACAGGCAAAGAAACATATGCTTTAGCTAAGAATGATACAGGGTTTATTGAACTCACAGAACATGAAGACCCATTTATCCAAGAACTATGTGCCGTAAGACTAGGTACTAAATCTACGATTGAGGAGTCAAGAATTAAAAGATTCTTAGATATTGCCTCACGCAACAAAGGAAAACTTCCTATCCCTCTTAAATACTATGGAGCACATACAGGCAGATGGGCAGGTTCAGACAAAGTTAATTTCCAAAACCTTCCATCAAGAGATAAAAAGAAGAAAGCACTTAAAAATGCCGTCGTTGCACCACACGGCTCGGTCGTAATCAATTCAGATTCTTCTCAAATTGAAGCTAGGATTTTAGTATGGCTTGCAGGGCAAGATGATATTGTTGAATGGTATCGTGAAGGTCGAGATGTTTATTCAGAGTTTGCATCTAAAGTTTATGGTAGAACTATTACAAAGAAAGACGCCACAGAACGATTTGTAGGTAAGACTTGTACACTAGGTTTAGGCTACGGGACAGGGTGGAGTAAGCTACAACATACACTAAAGACTCAACCTCCAGGAGCTAACCTAGATGACTTAGAGTGCCAACGCCTTGTTAAAGTTTACCGCCAAGTTAATGATAAAGTAATTAAGCTATGGGAAGAATGTGATAGAGCCTTAAATGATATGGCTAATTGGGTGGAAGAAAAAGAACCTTATTATTTAGGACATCATAAGTGCTTGCTTGTAACTAAGGAAGGGATTAAACTACCTAATGGATTATATATTCATTACCCAGAACTTGCCAAAGAACGAGAAGATAGTAGAGATAAATTCTTTTATAAATCTCGTAAAGGCAAAGTATCTATTTGGGGTGGTTCAGTTGTAGAAAATGTAGTCCAAGCATTGGCTAGAATTATTGTAGGTGAGCAGATGATTGCTATCAATGAGAAGTATAAACCTGTATTAACGGTACATGATGCGATTGTTTGTATTACATCTAAACAAGATATTGACAATGCGTTAGAATTTATTATCGGAGTAATGTCTACTCCACCTACATGGGCAACTGGGTTACCGATTGCTTGTGAGGCTAAATATGGTGAAAGTTATGGAGATTGTTAATTATGTTTGATTGGTTTAAAAAAGAAATAAAAGAAGTCACATCTAAGGTGACTGCACCTAGTCCCGCAGTAGCACCTACAACATCGATTACTATAAAGTCATCTATTTCAGATGCTAAGATTAAAGACTTAGCTAAAGAATATTATTGTATTGATAGAGTTGAACATATCATTTCTGTCGTTCGTGCTATTGAGAAATATTTAAAATGACATCAAAGAATGATATAACAGGCGATTGGATTCAGTCTAAACCTAATTCAGAAATGTTTGAGAAGAACTTTGATTTAATTTTTAGAAAGAAAAAAGAAGAGTTACCTATTGATAAAGAATGGGATACTATGAAACCCGTAGGGAAAGAAATTCTACCCGAATACGAACTTAATAAATCAACAGGCGAAGTACAAAAAGTTTGTAAATGCAATGTAAAAGGATGTGATGGCTAATTACACATGGTCTTATTCTGCCTTAAAAGAATATCAAAACTGTCCTAAAAAATATTATGAAATAAGAGTAGCTAACAACTACCAAACTACTCCTTCACCTCAAATGATTTACGGGACAGAGGTACATAAGGCATTAGAAGATTATGTAAGAACAGGTATTGCTTTTCCTAAAAACTATGAAAGATTTAAAAAGTTTGCAGATGATTTAATTGCAATCCCAGGAGATAAATATGTTGAGCATGAAATGGCTTTATATAAAGATAAAACACCGTGTACTTTTACTGACCCTAACAGGTGGGTTAGAGGCATCGCTGATTTGCTTATTGTGGATAATGACTATGCTTTTATTGTAGATTATAAAACTGGAAGTAATAAATACCCCGACCCAAAACAATTAAGACTTATGGCATTAATGACGTTTGCTCATTTCCCAAATGTTAATAAAGTTAAAGCAGGATTATTATTTGTAGCCCACGATACTTTTATCCCTGAAGAATATAAACGAGAAGATATAGAAAAATCATGGGGGCACTTCATACCAACTCTTGCTAGGATAGATAACTCATATGATACAAATACATGGCAGGCAAACCCTACGCCACTATGTAAATTCTGTCCAGTCAAGACCTGTGACTTCTTTAAAGGATGATATAATATAGTCATAAAGGAGGCACATATGCCGTATGTAAATAAACCTAGACCCTATAAAAAAGAATACCAACAACAAAAAGCAAGAGGCGAACTTGAACGTCGCATGGAAAGGCAACGTGCAAGACGTGCGATTGACAAACGAGATACTGGTAAAGAAACCATAGAATCACCTAAGCGTAAGGGTAAAGATGTAGCCCATAAAAAAGCTTTAGATAAAGGCGGTTCAAATAAAGATGGTGTATTTATTGAAAGTGCTAGTGCTAATCGTTCATTCAGACGAGATTCAAAAGGCAATCTAGTTTCAGAAGTAAGTAAAAGAGAACGCAAGAAAAAATAGTACTTGACATATAGTGTCAGCATAGTAAAATAATAGAACAACTTAATACGGTGGTAGTTAGGTATGAGTGTGCCATCGGGGGCTCGTTGTGTTGTAACCCTTTAACCATACTAGTTATAAAATGACCTTTCGTCCTCGTGACCCCTTTCACCATTGTTATAACCGATTAACCCCCGTAAGGGGTATTAGTTTTTATTTAGTTAGGAATATATGGAAATCTTAGATAACCAAGCAGTCAAACTTACAGTACCAGAACATATCGTGCCTCACATCATAGATAATATTCAAAAGAGTGAGGTGCTTGAACGTCGTGGCAATCTAGCAGATGTATTAGTTTACTGGGGCTTGGATGAAATGACTAGGCTCAATCAATTAGTATCCTTCCGTAATAACCTTCCGTCTCCTATTGTAAGAGATTATAAATGGCCAGGTCTATATACACCATTCGACCACCAAAAAATTACCGCAGAGTTTTTATCTATCAATCGTAGAGCCTTTTGCTTTAATGAAGCAGGTACAGGCAAAACTTCATCTGTGCTATGGGCTGCCGACTATCTAATGAATCAAGGTAAAGTCAAACGAGTTTTAATTATATGCCCGCTTTCTATTATGTATTCAGCATGGCAAGGTGATGTCTTTAATACTTGTATGCATAGAACTTCCGCAGTTGCACATGGTACAGCAGACAAACGAATTAGAATGATTGAAGGTGACTATGAGTTTGTTGTTATTAACTATGATGGTGTAGCGATTGTAAGAGAGGCTATTGAAAAAGCTAACTTTGACTTAATTGTAGTTGATGAAGCTAACGCATATAAAACAACATCGACGGCTAGATGGAAAACATTAGCTAAAGTTTTAAAACCTCATACACGATTATGGATGCTAACTGGAACACCTGCGTCACAATCGCCACTCGATGCATTTGGTTTAGCTAAATTAGTCTGTCCCCAAAAAGTTCCTAAACTGACGGCCGCATGGCGAGATAAAGTTATGACTCAAGTGACTCGGTTTAAATGGGTTCCAAAGAAAACGGCGAAGACAGAAATCTTTAAAGCTCTACAACCTGCTATCCGTTATGCTAAAAAAGATTGTTTAGATTTACCTGATGTCATGTATCAAACAAGAGATATTCCATTGACACCACAAGTAGAAAGATATTATAAAGCACTACGAAGTGAGATGCTTATTCAAGCCGCAGGGGAACAAATTACGGCAGTGAATGCGGCGGCGAATGTCAATAAGTTATTACAAATTTCTGGCGGTGCAGTTTATACAGACAAGAAAGAAGTGGTTGAGTTTGATATTAGTCCACGCATGAATGCTCTCTTTGAAGTGATAGAAGAAACTAATAACAAGATTATTATCTTTGTACCTTATAGACACACCATTGAAGTCGTAGCTAGAAATCTAAATGGTAAAGGTATCACCAATGAAATTATTAATGGAGCCGTATCAGCATCAGACCGTTCAAGTATTATTACTCGATTCCAAACAATGGATGACCCTCGTGTCTTAATCATTCAACCACAATCTGCGTCACATGGGGTAACTCTTACTGCGGCGGACACCGTTGTGTTTTGGTCTCCTGTACTTTCTGTTGAAACTTATCTACAATGTGTAGCCCGTATTGATAGGGTAGGTCAAAAGAACAAGATGACTGTGGTGCATTTACAAGGTTCGGATATTGAACGCAAGATGTATTCTATGCTACAAGGCAAAGTGGATATGCATAGTAAGCTAGTCGATTTATATAGAGAGGAGATAGAAGCATGACATGTTTGAAATGGCTCGGTGGAACTTTATGGCTTATAGTAATTGCAACAATAGTAAATGTAATCGTGTATGAAATTAAAACTAAACGAGAAATCAAGAAAGGTAGGAAAAGATAATGGAAGCTTTTGCAGTTAGGATGTTAGTAGCGTTTGTAGTTGGTGTAGTAGCAATATGTTTATTTAGTTTAATAGTTGATAGGAGCAATGATGAGTGAAATGAATTTAGAAGAATTAGTCAAAACTTACTTGACTATTAGGACAGAACGAGCTAATATAACAAGACAGTTCGAGGCTAAAGATGCTGAGTTAAAAGCGGATTTAGATGAGCTAGAAAAAGCAATGTTGGTATACTGCAATGAAATAAATGCAGAGAGTGTAAGAACTGGAAGTGGTACAGTAATTAAGTCTTTAAAGGAAACTTATGTTTGCAATGACTGGGATAACTTCAAACAATTTATACTTGAAAATCAAGCATTGGATTTATTACAGCAACGAATTAGTAACGCAAACTTTAAAGAGTTTATGAGTACTCGACAAGACGACGGATTGCCACCAGGCATCAATACACTAAGAGAGTACAACATAACTGTTCGTAAACCCAGTACAAAATCAAGTTAATGGAGAATAATATGAGTAGTGAATTATCAGTAATATTACAAAATAGCGGTAACTTAATCCAAACGGGTCTAGACGAGGATACTCGTGCCGTTGCAGGTGGTTCCGTTAACACAGGTAATAAAAGAATATCTATTCGAGGTAAAGCATTCCGTAAAGTTGTAGGCGGAAAAGAAGTCAGTGTGTCAGAAAATAACTACATGGATGTAATCATAGTTAAGATGGCACATACCGCATCAAGAACTTTCTATGCTCAATCATACAAGGAAGGCGAAAAGATTAGTCCGACATGTTGGTCTAGTGATTCTCGTGTACCTGATATTGATGTCAAAACGCCTCAATCTAAAACATGTGATACTTGTCAATTTAGTGCTAAAAATTCAGGGGCTAATGGTACGGGTACTGCATGTCGTCTATCATGGAGAATGGCTGTTGTATTACCTTCTGACCCAGCAGGCGATGTTATGCAATTAGTTTTACCTGCAACATCATGCTTTGGTAAAGAAGAAAATGGTAAGTATCCTTTCAGACCTTATGTTCAGTTATTAGCTAACAACAATGTTAGTGCTGGTCGTGTAGTGACTAAGATGCAATTCGATGCTAAGGCTTCAACACCTAAAGTATTATTTAGTCCATCTGCGGCAGTAAACCCTAATGACTTAGAAGTCTTACAAAGACAAGGTAAATCTGCGGCGGCAGAAGCTGCGGTTAAATTAACAGTATATCAAACAGATAGTACAGAGGAAGAAGTACCAAGCGTCCAACCAACGCAAGCTGCTCAACCTGTAGATGTTGTTGATATTGCTGAACCTGTCCTAAGAGATTCTAGCCAAGTTCCATCACAACCTGTATCAAGTGCAAGTGACGTGATGAAAAAATGGTCAACTAAATCTTAAGGATAATTATGGCAAGACCTTATAGTGATGAGTTTTTAAGTTCTTTAGCCACGCTAGACCCCACGAGGCTTGGTGTGCAGTTAGCTAAACTATGTGTCAAAGCTAATCTGCCTGCTCTTTATGTAGCACAAGCCTTTGGTGTGTCTCGTATGACTATCCATAGTTGGTTTAGAGGGCAGTATATAAGAGATAAAAATTGTACAAAAATAAATAACTTTATAGATATAGTATCTAAGGATTACGAGGTAAATCTTTTGCCTGTTGTCAATCTTAAAGATGCTAAATATTATATTGAAGATAAAATACTAAACAAGATTTAGTAGTACAATTATAGATTCCTAGTTGGTTTTGAAAAAACACACATTGGTGTGGCGGGGTAGTGTTGACTCTAAAAATAGAAAGATAATATGAGTATTGGAATAACTGAATTTTATAAAAAGATGTTGCCTACAAAAGGCGTGTACTGCATAACAACAATTGAACCTGCAGATGGTGGTAAGGTAGCTAATTATTATGTTGAATCCACAGATGATATCGAACCTAAAATTGAAGAACTAAAGTCTTTAGGTCATAACATATATGTTACGCATAGTACATTTAAAGGATATGCAAGACGTAAGGTAGACGCTTTATATTCTAGTTCTTTCTTCGTAGATTTAGATGTAGGCGAAGGTAAAGAATATGCATCTAAAGAAGAAGCACTTAAAGCTCTTGATGACTTTGTTATACATGCCAATCTTCCTCCTCCTGTTAAATTAGATTCAGGTCGTGGTATATGGGGCTTTTGGATGTTTGGCGAAAACATACCTATTGATACATGGAAACTCTATGCTGAAAAGTTTAAAAAGTATTGTATTGATAATGGATTAAAAGTAGACGTTGGTGTTGCAGCAGACCCAGCTCGTTTAACTCGTTCACCTAATTGTTTAAATTATAAAACCAATCCTCCATCACCTACGAGTGTAATTAGTGATGTTATACTCAAATATAACTTTACAGAATTTAAAGAGTTTCTAGGCGAAGAAGATTTATCTTTTGCTGATATTATCAAAGCTGCTAAGAAGGGTATGTCAGAAGAAGAACGCCAAGCACAGGGCGGTAGCAATTACGAAAATAGTTTTGCTAAGTTATTAGAATCTAGTATGAATGGATACGGCTGTAACCAAATTAAACATATGATGGAAAAGCCTGATGAAGTTAGCTATGAATTATGGACTGCTGGATTAACTGTAGCTAGTAAATGTGTAGACCAAGAAACTGCTATTCATATTATCTCACAAGGTGCTAAAGATTATAATCGTGAAGCTACCATATTAAAAGCAGCTACATTTCAAGGCGTACATCCATGCACAAGTTTTGAAGTAGCTAACCCAGGTGGCTGTGAAGGATGTTCTAGACGAGGCACTGCAACTAATCCTTTAGTATTTGCCAGTAAGTTAAAAGATGGTAAATCAATTATTCCTATCATATCATCAGAGTCAGCACCAGAAGATGAAGGTGAAAACGAAGAGTTAGACCCAGATAGATATGAAGAAGAAAAAGTAGGTAATGTAATTTATCAAGATGCAGAAACGGCACTTGTTGACCCCTTTGCATTTGTTCTACCTCCAGGTATGTATCCATATATTCATGGCCCTGAACGTGGTGTGTTTAAAGTTTTACCTGCTACTAGAGATAAGAAAACAGGGGAAATAACAACGCCTGAACAACCTATTATGATTACAGAAACTAATATATGGGCCACAAATATCTTAAAAAATGATGTAACAGGTGAAGGACATTGTTTGGAGTTTAGAGCAACATTTCCTAATGACCCACCTATCACATTTTTATTTCCGCTTAAATATGCATACTCAGTAGAAAAAACTATGGATATTATGGGGGGTAAAAATATTTCAATAGAGAGGAAAAACGTACAATTATTTATGGACTATATTATTAAATGGGGTTCGTACCTCACAAACCGTAGGAGTTCTGATGTCATGCGTACACACGCTGGCTGGACTGATAAAGATAAAACATCATTTGTATTAGGCACTAAAGAGTATAGACGAGATGGCACTATAGGAACTACACCATTATCAGTACAAACTAGAGAAACAGGTCCACACTTAAAAGAAAAAGGTGAATTTGAAGTATGGAAAAAAGCCGTAGCTAATCTTAATATACCTAGTTTAGAACTTCATGCATTTACAATGTTGTGTGGTTTTGCTTCACCTCTTATGAGCTATAGTCGAGTAGCAGGGGCATCAGTTTGTCTAGCAGGTAAAGCTGGTTCAGCTAAAACAGGCGCACTATATGCAGCCTTAAGTATGTGGGGTGACCCTGAGGCATTACATGTTCATGCTGGTAAAGACGGTGCTACATTTGTGGGTATGAGATTACGTGCTAATGCTTTGCATAATATACCATTATGTATTGATGAAGTAACTAATATGGTAGAAAAAGATGTATCTAGTACAGTACATTATATTTCTACTGGTAAAAATAAGATTAAAGGACAAGCATCAGTTAATGCAGAACGTCCTTATGAAGAGTCATCAAGTTTAATTTCAGTCATGACTTCTAATGATGCTTTGTATCAAAAATTAAGTTTATTAAAAGAAGACCCTAATGGTGAAATAGCTAGACTTATTGAATTTAATCTATTAAAACCCGATGCTATTAGAGATGATGATACATTAGGACAACGTACATTTGAGGTTATGAAAAATAATTATGGACATGCTGGACCTAAATTTATAGAAGCTATATATGACTTACAGAAAAAAGGTGAAGTATTTAGAGACTATAATGACCCTGACCAAAGACTTGGTCCAAGATTTCAAAAGTGGTTAGAAAGATTTGTCAAAGATTATGGTTTTGATTCGGCAGATAGATTCTATCATAATATAATCGCTATGACATTTGGTGCTGGGGAAATTGCTTTAGAGTATGGCATTATAAGTGAATTAGATTTAGATAGAGTATATCAAGTTATCTTAGAACGAATGATTCATATTAAGAAAAATATAATTCAAATTAATGCAGTTGATGCAGAAAGTATTTTAGGCGAATATATACTTAAAAATTCTCAAGCTATGTTAGTTATTAGAGATAAAAAAGTAGCAGAAGAACCTAAAACCGCTTTAGTTATAAGGTCTGATGATGATACTAAAACTATTTATATCCAACGAAAAGTATTTAATCAATATTTAGCGACAGAAGCTAGAGTTGCCATTGAAGAATTTAAAGAACAAATACGGCATACATTTGATTTAGACGAAAAGAAAGTAAGAATGTCTGCTGGTTGGAAAGATGCAAGTAGTACCGAATATAATTTAAGATGCTATTGCTTTAAGAAAAAGGAAACTAATGGACCAGAATGAACCTGAATGGATATTTCCTTTTGAGTATATGAAGATAGGTGAAAGTTTTTTTATACCTACAATTAATACAGCAGTAATGTTATATGCTATAGAATGTGGTGCTAGAAGAGCTGGCGTTAAAATTAAAGCCTATATCACTACTAAAGAGAATCACTTAGGCGTTAGAGCTTGGCGTGTTAGTTAGATTCTAACTCATCAAAATACTTCATTGATTTCACAATATTATACTTCACTAGGTTCTGTGAATCTTTATTATCTTTAAGCATGTCTGCTCTATCTTGTGGTGAAATATCTGTCATTCTTCTAATGACGTTAGCTTGAGTTTGTAATTTTTTAAGGTCACTTCCAACAAGTTTATTAAACATCGTAATTTTTGCTTCATCATATGGATGAGTTTCTACATATTTAATATATTGATCTGGGTTAGAAGTTTTAAACATATTAATTACTTTTTCTTTATCTGTAATATCTTGCTGAACTTTAGCAAATTCTCTTTGGTCAACATTAGATTGTTTCTTAATAAAGCTTTGTAAAATAAATGCATTTTGAGTTGGATCAAATTTCTTGTCTGTAGCCGCTACCATTCCCATGCCGTATAAGTCTTGAGCAATTTTAAATCCTCCATCAGCATAATTATTAGCAAAGAAATACATAGTATTTGGAGTCCAATCAATAGCACCATTTGTAGTATCAGCTAGAAAACGAGCTGCATCTTTATACATTTCAGGAATATTATCACCGCCTGTATAAGCATCGCCATAACGAGATTGTCTATTGTTATAGATTTCCTGGCCAAATGAATTTAAATTCATAGTATATTCGTAGAATGGTTTAGCCACAGATGGTGTAATAGAATCCATCATAAATGCAGGGAAATTATCAAGAGGATTAATTCTTGAAATAGGAATAGGTGCAAAAGAATCTAGACCAATACTTATAAGATTACCCATAACATCGCCTACACTATTAGAAGGAGATGTCGCAGCACCAGCCATTTGAGCTCCAGCTGCAGCAAAAGCACCTAAACCAAAGCCCCATGGTATTTGAATTACTTTACCGTCACCAATATCAAATCGTGCAAACCGAGTCCATCTAGATAAATCATCATTTAATACTGTATTTCTTTCTTCGTCATCTTTACTACCCATAGCCGCAGCCATGAGATATAGTGTAGCCCCTGCACCCATTAAGCTTATCATAGCAGCTGAAGCTGCTCGACTTTGTTTTCTGTAATTTTGTTCATAAGTATCAAGTCTTGCTTGTTGTTCAGCAGTTCTATTACCTTCAGTACCAAATATATTAGGCGGTAAATTTTTCTTAACATCTGTCCATCTACGGAATGCTGGGGCTATAGATTCCATTGCTCTAATTGCACCTGTAGCTGATGGTCTAAAGAACTCAAACATAGCACCAAGTGCTTTACCATATTGACCGACTTCTTCAAAGTTAGCTAACTGTTTAGTATAAGATGCAGCTAATTGTTTAGCTTGTTCGTCAGTATAGCCCTTTTGTTTTAACTCATTTTTAAATATACCATATGCTGCAGTTCTAGCAGAAAGTTCAAATGTATCTGTGTAAGTATCAAAGAACTTATCTAAATTTTCTTTAGTTGTAATAATCTTATGCTGACCGACATCTTTATAAAGTTGATCTAATTGACTTCTTACTGAAAGACCTTGAACATATGAAACTCTACCGCCAGCCTCTATGTACTCAAGCATATTAGCTACAAAGTTATCTTTTTTAGCAAGCTCTCTTAACTTACCTATTTGATCTGTATGGAATAGATGAGATACTTGTAATGCTTTTTTCATACCTCCTGAAGCTACTTGTGAAGCAATAGCACCTAAATACTTAAATGCTTCTTTAGGACTCTTATCAACCATCATAACAAATGAGTTAGTTAATGCATCTCGAACATAGTTTAAGATAGGGAATGATGGGTTATATCTTGTATGAGACTGACCAATAGCACTAGTTAAAGCATTTAATTTATCTAATAATGGATTGCCTTCTCTATAAGTTCTACGTATAGCTTCTAATAATCTAGGGTCTTTAATCTCATAGACCTCCATAGAACCATCATCTTTATAATTAAATATTACATCTCTTTTTCTTAATAGTTCTTCATCTATACCTGTTTTGGTATAAAGCTGATGAGCCGTATAAGTTGCTAATTTTTTACCTTCTAATACTTTTTGGTCTATAGCATTTGCAATAGATTGAGTTAAACCCTTTCTACCCGCACGCGCTGCTGATAAAGACGCATCAACCATCGTTTGAATAATACTATTTTTAGCTTCTGATTGTCTTCCTTCAAAACTATTCTTTTCTTCTTTAAGTTCTGTAGATAAGCGAACATCATCTAAATTAAGATGCATAGAATTTCTTGGCATTTCAGATTCAGCTCTACCTTTTAAAGGTACATAATGTTGCCAATCATAGAATCGGATAATATTATCTGTAGCATTAGAACCGTAGTTACCTTGTTTATTAAGCATGATGGTAGCTTCTTGAATAGGTTTTAAAGCTGCTAAAACTTTATCCATCATAGGTCTTAATTTATAAGTTTCAAGAGAATACATATCCATGATTTGTTTAACATCTTCAGAATCAAGACCAGCCGTAACATTATATTCTGCTGAGTTTTCATCTATGCTATGATACTTGTTGCCTTCTTTACCAGGCATAGCATTTTCTTTTACTATTTTTTCTAATTCATTACGAAGTGCTTTAATATCCGTATCAGATAATTTTTCTTGTGAGTTAATGACTTCAAAGATAAGGTCTCTTAGATGTGCAGCACTTGTCATCTCTCCGCTTTGGAGTTTAATATTTTGTTCTAAATCAAGAGGCACATGTTGTAAGTATTTAATATGTCTACGTTCAGGTTCATGTAAAGCTTCTGCTAGTTGATGTAAATGACCTAATGCTTCACTTACGGGTATATTAGCCGCTTTAGCATAGTCACTTACTAAATGACGTAATTCTCTGGAAGGTCTTGCTAAATATTCTTTATTTCTTAAATCAGCTTGTCCAAACGCTAATACAATATGGTCATAGATATTATTAAAATCTTCACCGCCTACTCTTTTAAGGCCAGCTTTTTCAATAATCTTCTGCCAAGTTTTAATAGGAAATCTATCATTTTGGAATTTTTTAACCAGTTCATTAGCAGCCTGCTCACCATAGAATGTTTTTCTTACAACATCAGTTATGGTAGGTTTATGATATTCTTTAGGAGCTAAGTCTTTAGCTCTTTGTATAAAATCACGTACAGGTTTTTCTTCAGCCTTTTTAGCTTCAGGAGCAAATGAAACTTTCTTACCTGTCATTGTTTTTGTAGGTAATCTATAAGCCTTATCTGTAATAATACTTTCAATTAAATCTAGTGATTCTTCAAGGATAACTGGTTTCAATCCTTCTAAACCTAATGCATCTAGGATTGCTTCCGCAATTTTACGCACTAAACCTTTTTTAGGTTTATATTTTTCGCCTTCGATTGAGGCTACGGCATGTTGAAAATCTCGGTTGCTTAATAGTTCAGATACAAATTCTTTTACTGTAGGAATATCAAATGCATTTTTACCTAGTTTATTTACAACTTGTTTGCGTAGATTTTCTAATCTAAATATAGCATTCTTTTGTTCTTTAGATATTGCACCTAAAACTTTTCTATTATCTATAATATGGTCAAGTAAATAGTGGCCCATCTCATGGACAAGAACTTGATCTTCAGACACTCCTTTTAAATTATTTCTATCAATGGTTACAGTATTAGTTTTAGGGTCAAACATGCCTGGTCTTCCATTAGGCACGGTACCAAAATTAATAGTCGGAAACTTACCATTAAGTTCTTTTATTCTATCGGAAATATGATTAGCTACGGCAAATAAACCATGCTGTTCAATATAAGGAGCTGTAGTTAAAGTCTTACCTTTTTCAACTATTTCAGCAGTCTTAGTAGGTTTTCTTTCCTCTTCAATAGCTTGACGATTTAATTGAATTTCTTTTGCTAAATTATCTTTTACGTTTTGGTCATATTTAGCTTTGTCTTCAGGTGATAGGCTTTCTCTAAAACTTTTACGTAACTCAGCTTCTTTTAATTGATTTTTAGACGGTTTTCTCTTACCTTCGTACTCTTCTTGTAAATCTAAATATTGTTGTTCAATTGATTTACCTGATTCTGTATCATAATTAAATAGTTCATAGGGTCTTTCTTTAGAGTAGTTTAATATTTCTCGTTTATTTTTACCTATAAAATATTTGTCGTTAGTATTACCTACTTCTCCTCTTGCTAAAGTTTCAGTGTATCCTTCTTCATTAATTAGTCTTTGAATCTCAGCTTCTCTTGCTTCATGAGCTGCAGTAGTTTTTTCTTCTGCTAATTTAGTTAATGCTTTTTCAAAACCTTTTACATCTCTTAAGTCTCGTTTAAGAAATACATCTTCCATAGCAGCAGACTCGATACCACGCTCTTTATTAAGCGGGGCTCCTCTACCATATTGACTTTCTGTTGTAAGGTATTCATGCAGATTATCATATTGTTCTTGTGTTATTTTAGGTACAGGCGGTAAATTTACTCGTCTTTCAGCTTGCTCACGAGTTAACCCATATTTAGCCATTGCTTCATTTATTAGGTTTTCTTTTTCCTCTTTATCTCTAATTTCAAAAAGTTTATTAGCTTCTTCTAACTGAATGCGTCTAGCTTGTTTTTCTTTATCTTCTAATGGAGCGGGCTTTGTTTCTGCTCTTCCTTCAGTTGTTCCAACACTACTTGTAGCCCCAGCCAATCCAGTTCTGTCAGCTGTTGTAGTGACTGCGGTAGTTCCATCGCTGGATTCTCCAGATACTGTAGTGCTAGTTCCAACTGCTGGTTCGTTAACGACTGTCTGTATAATTCCTGGCTCATTTTTAACCTCTTTTTCTAGTTTAGGTTCTTCGGCTTTAATTTCTTCTGGAGTAACTTTAGTTGTATTAACTAGATTACTTAAATTAGTTACTTTAGGTTCTTCAGCTTTTACTTCTTCTTTCGGAGCTTCTTCTGTTGTAACTTCTTCCTCTTTAGGAGGCATTAATAGTTTAGGTTTAGCTTGTTCTGCAATATCTTTATTAACTTTAGCTTGCATGAGTAAACTAGCTGGACCACCCATAGCAGCGCCTGCCAATAGACCTGCGGCAGCTTGTTGAGCAATACCCTCATCCCAAGGTTTATTCTCAGCCAAATTCTGCATAACTTGTTCTTGGATAGATTGTGGTAGCTCTTCAAATACAGATTCGTTTAGTGCGCCTTTGATAGCTGCTGCAAGTACATGTTGTTTAGCTGCGTTGTTCATAGTGCCGCCAGCTAAGATTGTTTCAACGTTTTCTGTACCTAGTTTATTAGCAACGATACTACCAAATTTACTTAGGCCACCTGTGAATGCTCCAGCTAAAGTTGATAAGGCAGCTTGTTTAGGGCTAAGTAAACCATTTTCTGAATCTTGTCTGATTTGCTCTGCGATTTGACCTGATGTAACAGCACCCTCACCGATTGCCGCAGCGACGCTAGGTGCGATTTTTTCTCCAGCTTTAGCAAGAATACCACGTGCAATACCAGCACCGCCTACCATAGTAGGGGCAGATTGAGCTACAACATCAGCAATTGCGGAAGGATTTTTAACATACTCTTCTAAAGTTGGCATAAAGCCTTTAGCTTCAGCTACTTTTTGTTCAGCAGCTTTTTGATCTTCAGATTTGTATTCTTGGAGTTTAGCTCTTAGGTCTTTAGTAGTACCACCAAATATAGCTTTTTCTGCTTCTTCAACGCCTTTACCTGCTACACCAAATGTAGGAATATCAGCAAGACCTGTAGCAACTTCTGGGAGAGCAGCGACACCTTGAAGAGCACTAATACCAATATCACCAACACGGCGTAATATGCCAGCATGTTCTGGTTGTGGTGTAGGCGCAGCTAACTTAGCTTGAATAGCATCAATAACTTGCTCACGACTAGCCCCCTCAGGGCCATCTATCGAGTAAGTCTTACCGTCAGGACCTTGGATGGAATAGGTTGGCATAATTAAGAACCTACTTTAACTTGACCCCATTTAGAGTAATCTGTAGTAGGAGTAGGTGCTATATTAACTGAAGGAGTATAAGGCACATTAGGAGCAAATCTAGTATAAGCATCTTTAACAATTTTTTCTTTAGCTGTTAATAATGCATTTAATTTTTTCTCTTCTTCTGGTTTAATAGTACCCATAGTTTTTTTATTTTGAAGATTAGATAATTGAATTGCATTCATACTAGTACTATCCCCCCAATTATCTTTAATATCTTTATCAATAGCGGCTTGTTGTTGCAAATCTAATCTACCTTCTTTAATACCTTGACCAGACTCAGCTACTTTCATTGCAGCATTAGCATGGATAAGAGCGGCTTCATCAGCATGTTTATAATGTTGCTCTTCAATACCTGTTTTAATAGTTTCAATAGCATTCTTCTTAGCGTTAGTTTCTGCTTCTTGAGCAAGTTTAAATTCACCTTGACGTTTAAGAAGTTCAGCATTAGAAATTTCATATAATGATTTATTAAGTTGATCGTTATATTTTTCTAAATCGTTTTTATCTTTAACATATAAAGGCAATTGATCTTTAACTGCTGATAACATAGCATAAGATAATGGGCCAGGTGTTGTACCTAGTTTAGCAAAGAACATAGCAGAATGCATCCACATTAATTGTTCATCTTTAGTCTTAGCATTATCAATTTTATCTTTAACTGTGTTATAGTATTTTTGACCTTCTTCAGACATAGGTGCATCTTTTACTTCTTTAAGGTATCTAGCTTCTTCAGCTTTTCTAGCCTCTTCTCCCATTTGATTTACTTTAGTTAAGTAGTCTATAGGATTTTGATAGATTGCTTTATTAGTAGCTTGTGTAGCTTGAGTTTGATTTGGAGCACTTAAATTTTGAGGAGGTGCAATATTAGCTACACTTTGACCTGTTGCATCAACTAATGCTTTTGTTGGATCATTATAATTATATGAAAACGGAGTCATATTAGAGCCAACATCTTGAGGCGTTACTTTAACATCTTGCGCTACAGGAGCTCCAATTAAAGCCGCTTTTTGTCTTTCAACAGCCTTTTGATTTTCTAACTGTTGAGCTATATCTCTAGCAGCTGCATTTTTATCTGCAATATCTGCATTACGACGAGCATTATATTCATCTAAATAAGGATGAATGCCATACTTTTCTTCTCTAGTTACAGGTTTACCGCTATCATCAACACCGCCTATAGTTCCTTTAAACGGATATCTAAGAACATCTTTAATACCAGCTTTAATAGGATTATCAGTAACTAATAAACTAGGAGGGAATAAAGCTTCAAGACCTGTAGTTACGGCTGGATTAGCTTGTGATTGCCATGCTTCATAATCTGCAGTAGCTTTATCATCAGCTGTAACCTTATCGCCATCTTTAAATGCAACGATACCACCACTAGCCATTTTAGGAGCTTTGGTTGCTAATACATCATTAATAAGTTTTTTCTTTTCACCAGTAGCAGTTTGATCTAAAGCTTTTAGTTCATCATAGTCCATCTCATCATATTTAGCTTTTAATTCACCGCCAACATAATATTTATCAGCTTCCATGATACCGCCACTAGCACCTGTTTTAGTACCACCTGCTCCAGCATAGTTTCCTAACGAAGCTAATGTACCTGCCATACCAATACCTGATACAAGAGGATTAGCCACAGCTTGATAGTTTTGTGTTGTCGCAGCTTGCATCGGTAAACCACGTAACATATTGGATAAAGTACCAAGTTCCATAAGAGGATATTGTTGTGCTGTTGCGTAGTTTTGAATAGCTTGGTTAATCATTTGTTGTTGCTGTGCTTGTTGTTGAGCACCTTGTGTAGCTTGAGTACCAATAATACCTTGTTGAGCAGCTAACTGTTGGCCACCTAATTGACCTAATGTAGCGCCAGCTTGACCCGCTTGACCCATACCTTGAAGTGCAGCTTGTTGACCTTGTAGTCCTAAGTTAGCACCAAATTGTTGAGCTTGTTGAGCTGCTTGGAAAGCATTGTTATAGCCTTGACCTATAATTTGATTCATGGCCAAGTTTTTATTTCTTTCATTTTCAGCAGCCATTAATGCTTCACGTGTACCACCAAATGCATTAGCAGCCGTAGCTTGAGCTTGTTCTTGAGCACCTGTAATACCATATTGTCTTTGAGCTTCAGCTAATTGTGGAGCTAATGAAGCTTGCAAATAAGGATTCATAAATGCTTGTGTTGCGTATGGATTAGTTGCCATACGATTGTAATTTTGTCCAGCTTGCGATGCTTGCCCTGCTAGACCCATTGAACCTAGTCCACTTTGTAATGCAAGATTAGAACCTACACCAATTTGACCAGGTGTTTGAAGATTAGCAGCATTATATTGAGCTTGCTGTTGTAAAGGAGAAAACCCTGCTACATAATCTGCTGGGTTAGTACTATAAGGTTGATAGGGTTGTAATGCACCACTTGGAGTATATACTTGGTTCTCAGTTGCATTAAGCATTTTTTCAACATAAGGTTGAGCATAGTCAGGAATATTTGACTGTTGTACAGTTTGAGTTGTAGGCGCAGATTGACCACCGCCACCTCCATCACCCCAAAAGGTAAAGAAGCTAATTAAGTCTGTAACCCAAGTAAGTAAATTAAATTTAAACATATCTAAATAACCTTATATTGATTTTTCCATATCGTGCATGACTGGATTTAGCCCTGCTACTTTTTTATATAATCTTGCCTGTGCTTCTTTTGCAGAAGCTTTTATTTTTGTAACGCCTTGGGACTTAGCCCATTTTTCTAATTGCTCAAATACTTCTGATTTTACAATATTTCTACCACCTAACGCAGTGATAGATAATACTCTGTTATTTGGGAAGTTATCTATTTGTACTGTCCCAGCTCCTATAATTTTATTATCATCTACAGCAATTAATAATGTTTGATATCTATTAATTAAACAAACTTTTAACTGATCTACATTGATGTCATCTGTAGTAACTTCTAATGATTTATTAAGCCATGGCTCTACAATAGGCCATACTTGGTAGAGATACTCTACTGGAACCGTTTGTAACTGTATCATGCAGGTAAGTATTTATCGGGATTAATTTGAGTCCCTTGTTTCTTTTTACCTGTTCTTGCTATACGTACTTTGTCCATCATTGTATGTAGTTTTTTAGCACCAGCATCTGTTGAGCCATTACCTAAATGAGATACTACATCAGCAGGTACTACAAACTCACCATCTGCTAATCTTGCTGGTTGTCTATCCGCTATTGTAGCAGGGATATTGTCACTCATACCATCGCCTGGACCCTTTAATAATCTAGGATTACCACCACTTGCGTAGCCACCTAAACTATAACCTACAATACCACCACTTGCTGCTTGTTTAGCTTGTTGTTGGGCTTCAATTAATGGATTTTGAGCAGGTGTTAAATCAATTGATCCTAATTCAGGTGTGTTTTGTAATGCTACTAATCTTGATTCTTGACCAGGGATTCCTTTTGGCATACCCGCAATAATATTTTGTTTATTTTGTCTAATTGCCCATGCTTTTGCTGGGTTCAAAACATTTCTAGTATCGGTATCTGTGTCATGATAAATACCTACATCTGGCATTTTAGTAGAAAAATCTTTTGCTTTATTAGCTGGATGTAATGTGTCATGAACATTTTTAAAAATATCATAGCTATCTGTTGGGTCTTGTACTTCTGTAGTTGTAGTTGAACCTGTAGCATAATGAGCAATACCACCGCTTGCCATAGGTTGAGTTACCATGCCTGTATAAGCATCTGTTTTAGGATCATAATCAGAACCTACCACTTCAGCACTTGTAGGCATTTGAGTAGGTGTTGCAAAATAAGTATGTTCTTGTTGACTTTGAGGATACATTTGATTTTGATTAGCACCCATAGCTTTACCATCTAATGGAGATGATGACATCGCTTGACCGCCTGGAGCAAAAGCCACAATACCACCAGATGCATAAGTTGGATAAGCAGGTGGAGTAAATACTCTTTGTACTGGAGCTGTTCTTAAATTAGGGTCAGGTGTATGTGCCATAACAGGTTTAGACCCAAATGTAGGGTATGCACTATTGCTAGGTCTAGTTGCCATACTAATTCCTGTACCAACACCCACTTGAGTCATCATTTTTTCAAACGGAGTTAATCCATTCCACCAATCACTAATACCACCAAATAAACCAGAACCTTTTTGAGCACCAACATCGAATGCTGATTTAGGAAGATTTTGAGTAAGGTAGTCTTGTCCAACATATGGAAGTGATGATTCAGCCGCAGGAATAGCTTGTTGAACAGCAGCATTAGAAATGCCTTGTCCTGCTACGTTAGATAAATTAACACCCACGCCTGGACTTTGAGGATTTAAAGCTACATTACCTGTATAAGGATTTATTTCAGCTTGAGGAATATTAGATATGCCACCTGTATAAGGTGCACCTTGTCCTACAAAACTACCAACATCTCTTCCTAACATAGAAGGAACATTTGCTGTATCTACTGTATTTGCTATATTAGCTGCATTAGTATAGGCATTTATAGCTTCTGGAGCAGTAGAAGCAAGTCCAGATAATCCTGTATTAGCTAGCTCAGAACCACTTAATACTAATGGTGCAGTACCTGCATAACCTAATGCACCTAAACCACCTGCTGTAGTAAGTAAAGAACTACCTAGTTCACCTGTGCCCCCTACAACACCAGCATCTGTTAATACAGCACCTTCTGGTTGCCCCATTGCAGTCATAACCGCTGCTGGTAATATCGAAGATACTAGTCTACCCATAATTAGTCCTTAAAAAAGCAATTGTTGTTTTTGAAATATAATATCATGTTATAGCGTTTAATCATAGAAGCCAACCTCAATAATTACGTGCCTTGACCGCCACTTATGGTTATTGTACATCCAGTTCC